AAATGTCATTAACAATTTCAGGAAGTACTTATGCTGGCGAATTTGCAGGTAAGTACATTGCAGCAGCTCTTTTGTCTGCTCCAACATTAGAAAAAGGTGGACTTACTATTCACCCTAACGTAAAATTTAAGCAAGTAATTCAAAGAGTTTCTACAGGAAACGTTATTGCGAATGCTTCTTGTGATTTCTCTGATTCCACTACAGTTACTCTTACTGAGCGTGTATTGGCTCCTGAGGAGTTCCAAGTCAACCTACAGCTTTGCGCTTTGACTTTGGCTGCTAACTGGCAAGCTGCTGAGATGGGTTATTCAGCGTACAACTCAATCCCTAAATCATTTGAAGATTTCATTTTAGCACACGTTGCTGAGAAGGTAGCTTCTTCTATGGAGACTACAATTTGGGTTGGTGCTAACGCTACTGCAGGTCAGTTCGATGGTATCTCTACACAAATTGCTGCTGATGCTGCTTTGCCATCTGCTCAAGAAGTAGGCGGTACAACTGTTAACGCTGGTAACGTTGTTGCTCAACTTGGCTTGATCGTTGACGCTATCCCTGCTCGTCTTTATGGTGCAGAAGATTTGAAACTTTATGTTTCTCAAAACATCTATAAAGCGTACGTTCGTGCTTTGGGTGGATTTGCTGCTGCTGGTGTAGGTGCTAACGGATACGATAACAAGGGTACTAACCAAGTTCTTGGCGATGTGTTCTTCGATGGTATTCCAGTATTCATGGCTAACGGTCTTGCTGCTAACACAGCTATCGCTACACCAACTTCTAATCTTCACTTTGCAACTGGTTTGCTAAATGAGATGAACGAAGCACGTGTCATTGATATGCGTCCGATTGACGGTTCACAAAATTTCCGAGTAATCATGCGCTTTACAGCTGATGCGAAGTACGGATTTGCTGAAGATATCGTCACTTACGGAATCACCAATTCCGCAAACTGATATTAACTGACTTAATTAACGGGGAGGGGCAATCCCTCCCTTTTTTATAAATACTTAAAACTTAAAATTATGTCATGCGATATTTCAAATGGTTTTGCTGAACCATGCAAAAGCAGCATTGGAGGACTCGACGCTTTGTATTTGATAAACTATGGGGATTTTTCAGCTTCCGATATTACTTATAACGGAACTAACACGGATCAAATAGACGATATCAATGGTGTTGCTACTGTTTATAAGTTTGACTTGAAAGGAGCTAATAGCTTCGAGCAAACAATTACTTCAAGCCGTGATAATGGTACTACCTTTGTTGAGCAAACTTTGACCGTAAGTCTTAAACAACAAAGTGCAGTTAAACACAAGCTAATTAAACTTTTGAGCTACGGACGTCCTCACATCGTGGTAAGAACTCGTGCAGGTCAATACTTCCTTGCTGGTCTTGAACGTGGAATGGATTTGACTACTGGCGTTATTTCTAACGGAACGGCAGCTGGTGACATGAATGGTTACACGCTTACTTTTGTAGGTCAAGAGAATATTCCAGCTAATTTCTTGAATTGTTCAACTGAGGCAGGACTTGTTACAGTTCTTTCTTCAGCTTCTATTGTCACTTCATAGTGTTTCTTTCATAGTGTTTAGATTGGGGAGACTTCGGTCTCCCTTTTCTTTTTCAAAACAATTTGAGTACATTAAAGTTAATATAGTATGATTATCTTACAAGAAGTAGGTACGCCACAAAGTTTTTCTTTTATCCCTCGTCAGGATACTTATAATACTTTGCAGATAACAGACGAACAGACTGGAGTTACAACAAATGTAACTATAACCACAAATGTTATAGGTCAGTATTACAATACGATTACAGCAACTTTTTTTTTAAAGCAAAATCATTACTACACACTAACACTTAAGCAAAACACGGACGTTGTTTTTAAGGATAAGGTATTTTGTACTAATCAATCTATACCTACATTCAGCGTAAACAATGGTCAATATATAGTGAATACGTCAAATAACGACTTTATACTTTATGAGTAATATACACGTACTTAAACTGGCGCAATACGAACCGCCTGTAGTAGAAGAAAGTAAAAAACACGAATGGGTGACGTATGGTGAGAATAATTCTTACTATACTTTCCTTATGGAGCGTTACAAAAACTCTACTACAAACAACGCTATTATAAACAACATCTCACGCCTAATCTACGGAAAAGGGTTAAGTGCTACTGATGCCAACAAAAAGCCTAACGAGTACGCTCAAATGAAAGCTATGGTTAGTGCAGAGGATTTGCGCAAAGTAGTATTAGACTTTGAGATGTTAGGACAAGCAGCATTTCAAGTACATTACACAGCTGATAGAAAGAAAGTACAAAAGCTATATCATATTCCTGTTCATTTGTTAGCACCTGAAAAGTGTAATAAAGATGGAGAGATAGAGGCTTACTACTATTCAAATAATTGGGAAGATACACGTAATTATACACCTGAAAGAATTCCTGCTTTTGGATTTGGAAAAGAGAAGGTAGAAATACTAATCGTTCAGCCTTATTCTGTAGGGATGAAATACTTTAGCTACGTAGATTATCAAGGAGGTATCCCTTACGCAGTTTTAGAAGAAGAGATTTCTAACTATCTTATCAACGAGGTTCAGCGTGGTTTTAGTGGTCGTATTGTAGTCAACTTTAATAACGGAGTTCCTACACCTGAAGAGCAAGACATCATTAAAAGCAAGGTTTTAAGCCAACTTTCAGGAACAGACGGACACAAAGTAATCGTAGCATTTAATAACAACTCTGAAAGCAAGACTACGGTAGATGCTATGCCTGTTAACGATGCTCCAGACTTGTACAATCAGTTAAGTGAAGAGTGTATGCGCAAGATCATGCTATCTCATAACGTTACTTCACCACTTCTTTTTGGTATTGCTACGACTACAGGATTTAGTTCTAACGCTGATGAGTTAAGAAATAGCGCAGTCTTGTTTGAAAACATGGTTATAAAGCCTAAGCAAGAGATTATTTTAAAATCAATAGACACCATTTTAGCTTATAATGGCGTTGCTTTAAACCTTGAATTCATAGGTTTGAACCCATTGGATAGCGAGGGAGATTTGACCACAGGAGAATCAGCTACAAAAGTTATAGAGGGAATCAACTCACTTTCTCCACTTGTGGCAAATAAGGTACTTGAATCAATGACACCTAACGAGATTCGATCTTTAGTTGGTTTGCCACCTGAGCAAGGGGGATCAGACCTTGCACCATCTGTTACAGAATTAAGCTCAGAAGCTACAGACGAAGAACTTGACGTACTATTAAACGACCTTGACGGCGAAGTATTAGGAGACGAATGGGAGCGTGTTACAGAGCGCGAAGTAAAAGCGGACAACATAAGTACTGAAGAGTGGGTAAATAATGCATTAAACCCAAATAAAAGCGTATTGGCTAAACTTGCTTCTGTAATTAAATCAGAGCCTAGTAGAGAATCTAATTTAGACAAGTCTGTTTATAAAGTTCGTTATGAATATTCGGAGCGTTATTCTAAGCCTAATTCAAGAGACTTTTGTGTTAAAATGATGGCTCGTACTGCAAGCGGTGTAGTTTATCGTTTAGAAGATATTGATAAGGCAAGTAGAGCTGGAGTAAATAAAGAGTTAGGACATAAAGGACAGGTATACGATTTGTTTAAATTCAAAGGTGGCGTTAACTGCTCACACTATTGGAAAGAGGTTCTTTATAAACTAAAGAAAAAAGACGGAAAATATGTTGAAGATAAATCTTTAAGCTCTTCAAATGAGGTTAGCTCTATACCTAAATCTTATAAACCAAGACCAACTGGCAACGCTCAGAGCAAAGTAGCACCTATTGATATGCCAAATAACGGACATCACCCTAATTACGGAAAATAATGGCAGAGGCTTTATTAATAACGAGAACAGACATAGTTAAGTTTACTGCGGTAAATGGTAACGTTGATACAGATAAATTCATTCAGTTTGTAAAGATTGCTCAGGATGTACACGTTCAGTCTATCTTAGGAACTGATCTATTAAACAAGATCAAAGCTGATATAGTAGCGAATACTTTAAGCGGTAACTATCTTTCTTTACTTACAAACTATGTTAAGCCTATGCTTATTCACTGGGCAATGGTTGAATATTTGCCTTTTGCAGCGTATACAATAGCGAATAAGGGCGTATATAAACACGAATCAGAAAACTCTACTACAGTAGATAAAGTAGAAGTAGATTTTTTAATTGAAAAACAGAGACAGATAGCTCAACACTATACACAACGTTTTGTTGATTATATGAGTTTTAATATGAATTTATTTCCTGAGTACAACTCGAACTCTAATGGAGATATGTACCCAAGAACGGACAATAACTTTTTAGGCTGGGTTCTATGAAGAAGTACAAACCGAAAGACAACAATATAACAAAGTTAAAGTTATACTTACAAAAGCAAAAAGAAGATGCCAAACGAGATAGGCTGGGGAGCAGCAGTAAGTAACTTAATTGGATGGGGTAAAGCAAGTGAAGACGGAGACAACTTTATAGATGAATCTGCTCTTGAATTATTTGAAACAGAAATAAATGAGTTTTTATTGACTCAATCCCCAACATTTGCAGATAACGGATGGGGCGAAATGTACGATTATTCATATTGGGGTGATACAATCCCTGAAAGATAAAAAACGAAAAGATGGCAGAAAAGAAGTTTTCAGAATTAACGGCAAAAGGTGCAACGATAGCAGACACGGATTTAGTAGCTATTTCGGAAAGCGCAGGCGGTGGTTCTTATGTAAGTAAAAGCGTAACAGGTGCAAATATCAAAGCATTGGTTACAGATGCTAACCTTACTACCACCGACATCACTACAAACAATGTAAGCACAACAAAACACGGATTTGCACCAAAATTACCAGGCAATACCACTACATTTTTACGTGGTGATGGTACTTACGCTACACCTGCAAGTGGCGGTCTAACAGAATTCACTGAGGCAGAAACTACAGCAGCACCAAACGCAACGGTAGCTGTCAACTCTTTGACTCCTGTTACAGCTACTACAAATGCTGACTTTGCTATTATTCCTAAAGGGAATGGGGCAATATTAGCTGCTATTCCTGACAATACTACAACAGGTGGGAATAAAAGAGGGCTATATGCTGTTGATTTAATAAGAAATACACGCACTAATGCAGGTAATGTGGCATCAGGAGATTATTCATTTTTAGGAGGTCAAGATGGATATGCAACGGCATCAAACTCATTTGCTTATGGTCAATCTTTGGCTAGTGGAGCTAATTCTGTGGCTATGGGTACTTCATCAGCCAGTGCTCAATATGCTACAGCATTTGGGAACTCATCGGCTACGGCATCTTCCGCTTTTTCAGCAGGAGGAAGTCTAGCAAGTGGTCAAAGAAGTGCTGCATTTGGATTAAGTAACACCGTTTCTGGAATTAGTGCCTTTAGTACTGGACAATCAAACGTATCAAGCGGGTGGATGTCTGGATGTATTGGAGAATCAAACACAGCAAGTGGCTACGCATCTGTTTGTTTAGGTGGAGAAATGACTACGAATGCAGATTATTCATCTGGATTCGGTTTTCAAGGACATGTTTTTGGAGTTTATGGAAGGAAAGTATTTTCAAATGGTAGAGAATCAACTAACGGAGATGCTCAAGCATCTAAATTCATATTAAGAGAAAGAACAACAAACGACACAGCAACTACATTAACAACTAACTCAAGTACTGCAGGTACAACAAACCAAGTAATTCTTTCTAATCAATCAGCATACAGATTCAAAGGAACTATCATAGGCAAGAAATCAGGTACTACTGATATTGCTGCATGGGATGTTGACGGACTTATCGTTAGAGGAGCAAATGCTGCCGCTACTACATTGGCTGTTTCTAACGTAACATTAGTACAAAATACTCCTGCTTGGGGTACACCAACACTTGCCGCTGATACTACAAATGGAGGTTTGAGAGTGCAAGTTATAGGCGCAGCAACTACTAATATTCAATGGACTTGCACAATAGAAACAACAGAAGTAATTTACGCTTAATTAAAATAAAATGTACAATACAATACATATATTCGGATACGGTGAATGTCAAGTAATCACTGACACAGAGAATAAAAAAGTACCTACAGAAGACTGTCCTTCCGCTCAAGCAGTTGTCGATATGATCTATGCTTTGAAACCCGAAGGCAATACGGCAGGTACAGATTACAGAGCAATAAACATATTTAATGATATGTTTGCAGACTATCAGTCACTTGAAGGTAGTTTCAGAGTTGAATACGCAAAACTTGATTCAGCATTGATAGATCAATTAGTAGAAGAAATACAAAGCGCATAAGTGATGACTGCCATAGCAATAGTAGAAGCTACTAAAAAGAACGGTATTTCGGTGCTATTGGCATCTGCTTTGTTTTGGCTGAATGGGCGTTTAAGCGATATTGAGGAAAAATATGCAGCCGTAGAAATGCGGCTGTATGACTGTTTGGAAGATAAATTACAATCTTCATCTGTAAATCATAATATAAAAAAAGAATATATTTACGCAATACTACCGAAAGAAGAAAACTATGGAAGGATTAAAAGAAAGATGGAAAGCAAGAACTCCTGAGTTCTGGAAGAAAGTACAAAAAGTTGGGATCATTGCAGGAGTTATAGGTGGTGCTTTACTTAGCTCACCTATTAGCTTACCAACAGCAATAGCTACAGGAGCGACATATTTAGTTGTAATAGGAACAACTACAGCAACACTAAGCCAACTTACCAAAGAGTAACTTACCAAACAGTAACCTATGAATTTATCTAAACACGTAACACGTGCGGAATTTGAACGCAGTGAAACAGCCATAAATCATGGCATACCTAATTTTATGAATGAATTTGAAATTCAAAGAGCTATATTGTTATGCCAAAATGTATTTGAGCCTATACGTGCTTATGTTGGCAGACCTATACGAATAAACTCAGGCTTTAGAAGTGCAGCATTAAATAGAAGAATAGGCGGAAGCAGAAGTTCTCAGCATACTTTAGGTGAAGCTGTGGATTTAGATTTGCATGATAGGGACTTATTTGAGTGGATTTTGGATAACGTTGAAGCAGATCAATATATTTTTGAAGGCGGAACAGAGGAAAAGGCGGACTGGTTTCATATATCATACAGAAAAGGTCGTAACCGTAAACAGGCTTTAAGAATGATAAAGAAAGGCGGAAAGACTACATACGTACCTTACAAAAGAAAGAATGCGTAATATAAAAGGATACGAAGACATATATTCTATAGATGAATATGGAAATGTGTATAGTAATTACACAAATAAATTCTTAAAACCATTCTTAAACAGAGAAGACGGAAGAGGAAGATTATTTGTTATATTACGAAAAGACGGTAAAAACTCAGTAAAGTATATACACAAACTTGTTGCAGAAAATTTTTTAGGGCATATATCAAATGGATATAAAGAAGTAGTTGACCATATAGATAACAACCCATTAAATAATCATGTTTCAAATCTGCAATTAACTACAGCAAGACATAATCTTTGTAAAGACAAGAAAAATAAAACATCTAAATATGCTGGTGTAAGCTGGAATAAACAAAAATCAAAATGGGTTTCTCAAATTAGTGTTGGACACAATAAAATCTATTTAGGTCAATTTAAATGTGAGTTATCAGCTGCGTTTGCCTATAATTTAAAACTAAAAGAATTATCATGTTAAATAAAAAAAGATTGTTTTTCGATATTGAATGTTCTTTTAACATTGGTTTCTTTTGGCGAAGTGGATACAACCAAACTATAACACCCGAACAGATACTACATGAGCGAGCAATTATTTGTGTGTGTTGGAAATGGGAAGGAAAGGATGAGATTCATAGTTTAACCTGGGATAAGAAGCAGTCGGATAAAGGACTGCTTTCTGCTTTTATTAAAGAGTTAAACAAAGCCGACGAAATAGTAGCGCATAACGGAGATAGGTTCGACGTAAAATGGCTGCGTACAAGGTGCTTAAAACATGGTATTGACATGTTCCCCTCATACCAATCTATTGACACGCTTAAAACGGCTAAAAAGCTGTTTAATTTCAATTCTAATAAGTTGGATTATATAGCCAAGTATTTAGGTGTCGGTGAAAAGATG